CTTGCTTCAACCACACGATTAGGGATTGCTAATCGGGGCTTGTATCGGGTTTCTGGTGGCATACCATCTGGTTTTGCATTGACGGTTATGGTGAACTCTTGGATAAATGAGTTTCTTCTGCGCTGGGCCTGGACTAATTTGATGCCCAGGGCTATGATAATGAGAGATCATGTTGCTTTTGCTGTATACGGAGATGATAATTTGGTTAGTGTCAGCGATGATGCTAAGACAAGATTTAATTTAAAAACTATCTCCGTAGACCTGAAGAAGTATGGTTTTACGCTTAAAGATGGGTCAAATAAGAATTTGGAAATCTTACCAGATTTTAACCCTCCTGAAAAGTGTGATTTCTTGAAGAGGCATTTCCTACCATACGGAGATCGATATCTCTGTCCTCTTTCAGATTTGTCTCGTCAAGAACGGCTTTTTTGGGTGCGTAAAGATACTCTTACCCTTGAAGTTGCTACAGCAGAAAATGTCAAATCTTATTTAGATGAGCTTTTCTTCTTGGGTGATAAAGAGCGTTATAATTATGAACGTTCTTTGCTGATCTCTATTTGTCAAAGAAACCGTGTTCCTCTTGCTATGCCAAGAACTTTTAGAGAGCAAGAAGCTTCATGGTTTGCAGAAAAGACTGTTTTCTTGGAGGTTGCTGAACCTGATATCATAACCATACCAAGAACAGGCATGGAAATTTCTCCTGGTATTTCCATATGTTCTCATGCTCTTGTGACAGCCTCAATAAAAAAGACTGTTGAGGATAGGAAAACTGCTATAGTTTGGTGTGGACCAAACTGTCCCGAGAGTGTTCGGCGATGGCCTGAGGCCTGGGTTATTGAAGCTCCTTTCCAATCTAAGTATCCCTTGCGAAACACTTTGCGCAAATTTTGCTCTAATCTGCGTTGTGCTTTGAAAACACGTGGATATAATAGAATAGAATTTGGAGGTGCGTTAGACCAAGATTTGGTCTATTATGTTGCTGCTTTTTATGCAGACACCTCGGTTGAGTCTTTTTCTATGAGCAAGTTTATGTTAAAATATTTTGGAGAGGATACTCAGAAGCATGCTTATGCTATGACCTGTGCTAAGGGTTGGTAATTCTCCTTTTTCTTTTTTCCTTCCTCTTTCTTTTCCTGTTCTTTCCTTTTCCTTCCTGATTGATCTAAGCCATTGAGTCTTTTCAATCTTAAATAAAAGTTTTAGTTTCTTTTAGTTTCTACTGCTTTTAATCATTAAAAAAAAAAAAAAAACAC